ATTTCGTTGTCCTTGATAAGCTGAGTGAACTTTTCACCATCGTAAGCTTTCAACAGATTGTTGACTTCGGCGAACTTTTCAGTCACTTCACTGGGGGAAAGCATACCCTCAAGAGATTTGTTCATGACATCACACATCATACCAGCGATGTTTTCCATGAACGACTTCTGCTCAGTCGGCAGATGGTCAGTTTTCAGATTAAAATCTGATACAGTAAATTTCTTTAAAGACATAATTTTTTTTCAATTTATTGTTCGACAAAGCAATCATTCAGAGTGTGGAAGAAAGTGCTGGTATCAGCGGCTTTCTCTGTATCAACAGTTACTTCATTGGCTCCTGCTGGCGGGGTCTGAGTGTCATTCAACGGCTCATCGCTACCTTTAGGTGAAGTATCTGTTGACTCATCTTTGATAACTGCATTACTTTTATAGACTCTTGCCCAGCAATGAGGGCAACGTACATAATTCGAGATATTATCCATAGACTTAACATCCAGCATTTTCTGTGTGTCAAGAATAGCAATAATCTGTTCCCGGATTTGCGGGGTGAGCTTATTCATTTCCTCACGGACAATATCCTCTGTAATCCACCGGTGATATTGCGCAGCAAGCTCTAATACCTGCTGAGAATAAGTTACTTCTGGAACATCATCATAGTTAAACTCATAGCCACAATGTGGACAAGTTACTATAGGAGCACCACTAAGCGCTTTTAGCATTAAATTCAGTTGCATATCATAAGCATTTAAACGTTCGTCAGAATACCTGAAATGGAAGGACTTCCGGATAAACTCTATAGCATCTTTTACCTGCTCATTCGTGGCAGACTTAATATCAACCAGAAACGTTTGAGGATTACTCCCCCATGCGGTCAAAGTCGAATATTCTCCCATGAACCATTCTTTTACTTTTCTTCGATCTGCCTCATCACGCTTTATCGCTTTGACACCGATAGAATGTTCAAGAGTTCTACCATTCTCAGCATACAGTTTGTAATCTTCCAAAGTGTCGCGCCCCATCTGTTTTTTGAGATTAATCTGCCCGACCATCACAAGATTATTTTCCTTTTCTTCACCAGAAAGAGGAACACCTAAGAGTTGGTCAGTTCTATGGTTTAAGAACCAACGCATACGATTAAAATTCTCTTTCAATGTTTTATTGAAAGAACCAGGCATTGAAATATCATCCTGTGAATCCTTAACACCAATGCCATTAACAGCTACTGTAACAACACCTTTTTCATCAACATCATTTGCCTTCGTTTTGCACAGAAGGTTTTTGTAATTCTCCATCTACACTTTTTGTTGTTAAGTTCAACATCGTTTTAACTTTCTCTATTTCGTCAGGTGACATCTCGTATATGAGTTTACTATACAGCGGGATTTCAACCTTACTTTCTCCTATTTGTGCTCTCCAGTCATTCAAACAGATAATACCGGAAAGGAATTCTTCACGACACCTCTTAGAGATACTTGTGTTAACCGTTTCTGCCTCTTTCTTTCCTTCTTGCAGACAATCGACATGACTGAAATCACAGTCGATATAAAGCCCATCGGATTCAAGCCCCAAAAATTCAGTGATATCTTTGCAGAACTGACTACACATAGGTATGATTATAGAGCTATATACGTTCTTCTCAACTGTTTTCTGATTATTAAATGTGGAGCGATCTTTACGAGGTACAAGCTCGGCAGGTACACCGAAAGCACCGGCAATACTAATTGCATCAACTAATGTCTCTTCAAAGGGTTGCAACTCTTGAATAGACAAATTGGTACGAAGAAAATCCAAAGGAATATTTGAAATACCAAAAGGAAACTGCCCCTTTCCCACTCCATAGGTTTTGTTATGCTCTTTCAAAATTTCTTTTTTCTCATCAGGAGTCATTGCAATTGTACCTGTTTCATCCTTTTTGGCAGAAATCAGCCATCCCAGACCTCCACGTTTAACATATATCACATTTCTGGCATCATAAACTGCAATAAGGTTACTTATAGGCTTTAGCTGAGACTTTAGCCTACTGGTTCCACGCAAGAAACCCACTCCCGGGTATAAATTAGGAATCCCCTCACGATCATGTAATATCTGCTTAGATGGAATATGAATACCAGCACTGAAACCAAAACTCAAATTATAGTAATCTACTATTTCTTCAATTTCAGCAATGCCAAACAATGGAATACTATTACGTACAGGAACAATCTCGACCTTATCGGCAGGCAATACCCAATAATTGGAACACCATTGCCACAGGTTCTTGATTTTCAAGAAAGATTCCGGAACAGCAGCTCTGAAAAAGCTATCGCCAACACACAATTTGTATACATGATGAGAGTAAACAGTTTCCTTCCAGCTAAACAAACAATTAGGTTTATTCAGGATTTGGTTTACCTTTTGATTATCCCAAACAATACTATCGTCTTTCGCTTTCTTTAGCTGAAACGTGGCACCTGCAACTCTGGAGGCGATATAGTCAATAGGAAAAAATACCTCCGGAACGGTATTGAACAGCTCAAGGAAATTGCGACTACAAACGAAAGGATTAGCAAATAATTCCTCTGCTACAAAATCCGAAGAATCTGTTGTATCTTGTGGCTGGATTTCTTTTTCTTTATCAGCCGTATTTTTCAAATCATCATCTGATTTCTTTTTAAAAGGGTTCCAACTCATCTGATTATCTTTTGAAGCAAATATAGACAGAAGAGTATACAGCTTTTCTGAATCAAAACATCTTGACACATACATTTAAGAGTACAATAGTACATATATAACTAACTATCAACTCGTTACATAGGGTATATTTTAAGAGAGGTATTTTATTATGTAGTACGCCAAACCACTCAAAGCAATGTTTGCTTCTTTGTTTTCACTATCAATATTATAGTCTAACAGGCTATTCAGAAAACGACAATAGTCTTCAGATTCCTCAAGCTTACTTTCGGATAGCAGGAAGTATTCTCTAATATAATCGGAGGTAGCAGCAATACGCTTATCCACATCCGGGAATTCTTTAGCAACCCTCACGTCGGGAAGCGTTTCACGAAGTTCTCTCACCATTGGGAAGTAAGCATTTGAGCATTCCACAATGTAAGGGTTTGCTTGATGGTCTTTTATTGAAGACTTGATTTCATCCATAGAAGACGTCTGCCGATAGACGACATCAACCAGATGCCACTTTTCGCCACACTTGAACGCTTGAACAAGCAAGAAGTGTCCGTTGACATTCGGCATGACATAGACAATCTTATTGCTATATTCATGTTCAGTGCCTGGGTTGAAGTACGAGAAAGCACCCTTGTTGCCGTAGAGGTTTCTCTTTCGCCGATTGCTGAAAGCGGTGTACTCTTCATGACATAAGTCTGTCACTACATAACGAAACGTATCAGAGTTATGCACTAACACTCCATTTGCAAAAAATGTATGCGATGTAGTAGATATGTCGTAAACATCACTTATTTCGCCGATACGCAGCAGAACATTTCCGAGAACAGCACTTCGTTTTAGAATACCGGTTGATAACAAATTTAGACCCGCACATCGCGCAAACGCGCTCTTCATCGTCAACTCCTGAACATCGTCTCCATTCTGCTTTGCAGTTATTACTGCAAAATTTCGGAAGGTGTTGGCTATTGCTCTCAAAGGTTCTACCGCACATTTCACAAACATATTGACGCATCGGTTTATCTTTCCACATACGTTTTGCATTTTGAGAATGCCATTTTTGCCCATCCTCGGACGCATGCCACTCTGGTGCTTTCTCTCTCGCTTTTTCCAATCCCTTATGAACTTTGCTCCATGTTCCATCTCCATACAATTCTGTATGAAGTTTCTCATGCTCGTCAGCAAGCATAATGGTGAGATTGTCAAGTGTGTTATTATTGTAATCACCATCAATATGATGAACACAATAGCCCGCAGGAATTTCGCCATTTGCGAGATACCATATATATCGGTGCAGGTATGTTTTGACGAGTTTTCCGTCAATTCTAACCCATCCGCGATAGTATTTCCTATTGCTTTCACATTCGCTATCAGGGTAACGATGAAATTTGCAGCTGTTGTAGGTGATAGTTTCTCTTGCCATATCTTGCCATTTGAATATCGAGTGATAATATCTCCTGCTTTTAAGTTATGTGCCGGGACAAATCCCCGATGAGTAAATATCGGATGGTCATAGGTGAGGTTTAATCTCTGACCTTGTAAATTTAGTGAAAAATATTGAGAATTCCTAATGGTACACAGTGAATTATAAACGCTTTGCCATCCTTTTTCGGTCAATACTGAATCTCCGATTTTAACCTTTGAAATCGGCAACAAGCCACGCGATGTAACAATAGGTGTGTCGGGGGTAAAGCACATATGCCCGTGCTCTTCGTATGTCTGCATTGTAGTCTTATTCTTGACCTTAGTTTTGAGGATGGCACCGTTAGCGTCTTTCTGCACGCTCATGTAATCTTCAATAGAAACGGTACAGCTCTCATCAATACCTATCTCGATACCCGGCACTATTTCGTCAAAGATAGCATTGATAAACTCACCAGTCATCGCTACACTTGGATTCTTGTTACCTACCTTATCTTCAATCTCAAAACCTTCTTTCTGCAAAGTATCTATGAACAAGTCCATCCAGGAACGTTTCTCATCATCAATACTATTGGCTGCCTTCGTCGAAGCGTCTCCATGCAAGTAGACCTTATCACAGTAACCAATATCTTTCAAATACTTGCCTACAAGTTTGGAAGACTTCTTCACAGTATTGTTTGGGCTCTCGGCACAAGTCTCATGGAACTGCCATATCTTAATGCCAGTGGATAAATCCACCTGCCAATACGATACGCTGATGTATGGAAGTACATTATTATCGACTGATATATGGATGGGGAGGTCTGGTATATATGGATGCTCGCCGGAATGCCTACCTCTATGAAATGAACCAAAGAACTCGCTACCGGTACGAATGACGCCCCACTCGCCCAGGGCATATACATTGTAATAATCCGGATCATTCAAACGGTCTTTCTCAAAATCGGCAATACATTGTTCATCATAATATCCATAAGTTCCGTCCGGGCTGCCAACAACCCAGAAGTTATTCAGGTAGGTGGATTGGATAACAACCATATCCGGTGCATGTTCCTCTATCTGCCTGGTCCTCGGATTCAAAATCGACTTCGTAGAGTTCATCCGGATGGATTTTACTTTTGTCAATTCCTCCGGCAATGCTTTCCCGGCAATTTCCACAGTCATAGAGACATCATGCCACTTCTCTGTGTCAAACAGCTTCCTTTTTATCCAACACGTTTCACTAACAGGGTTGAAAGTACAGATAATTTGCTGGCCGACTTTTCCACGCAGGCGCTTACGTATCTGCTTTAAATCCGGTTCATCAAATTCGGATAATTCCTCAAGGTGTACACGTTTATAGTTGGATATACCCTTTATCTTCTCTGGATCATCAAGACCGGAGAAGTCAATTTTTGCACCATTGTACAAACACTTAATTGTGTTCTGCTGGAATTTGAAGAGATGGTCTATTCCCAACCCTTTAGCCGCTACTTTATAGTCCTCATAGATGGTTTTCTGTATAGAAGCTCCAACCTTACGCATAACCAAAGTGTTCTCACCGTCCTGTAAAGTCTGTATAAGTATTGTCTGAGCAACACTATAGGACTTTCCGGACGAAGAACCACCATACAAGATGATGAAACGCAATGTCGCATCTTGTAAGTACTTCAGCAGATAAAAGCCGTTAGGATTGAGTTTTTTATAATTTACGATCATTCTATATTGTTCTATAAGTCAGACTCCACAGCTGGAGAAACACCCGAAATCGTCTATTTTATTGTCCTATAATTCTGATACGCTATCATCATCGAACCCAATGCGAAGCTCACCGGATTTTCCTCCACTATTGGTAAGGTCTATCTTAGTAGGCGCGTCCCATCCGTTCCAGGCACCAAGTAACCGGGCCGCCTCAGTCTTACCATGATATTCATAAGTAACCTCTCCCCGCTTGTTCTGTATCTTCTTCAATGCATTACGAGCACGCTTTGAAAGCTGGGATGGACTTCTCAGCTTAGCCTTTCCAGTCTTCGGGTCTATATAATGCAAATCATCCGGGTCTGCGAGAACAATATCCATTAACACCTTCTCGACCGTTTTACGCTCAACCTCAGACTCTTTCGCCCTCTTATCCCTTATTTCATTTATCCTTGCACTAACCTTGCTATTTTTAAGGAGCCTGCTTGCAGCACTCCAAATCGTTTCAGGTTTCATGTTTAAAGTATCATAAGCCATACGATACGCCTCACTTGCATTGCCGTCTGTGTCAACGTAATAATGGCAGAACTTCTCTTGTTTCAATGTTAATGCTTTCTCTTCACTCATAGCTACACATATTATAAATTCCTACAGAGAGAGAACTAATCAAAGCTACTCAACCTGTAGGAATAATTATGAAAGGCTTTTCATTTACAGAACTTTTCTATTTCTCCGCCTCCGCATTTTTTTGAGGATCTTCCTTTCTCCGCCTGGCGAATATCTTTTCTATGCCTCTCTCAACTGACATATAGGACAAAGGTACTAAATAGATACCCTGATTCACCTGTTGCTCCAAATTGTCAAATTCACGTTTTTCCCCAACAAGCTCTATATCAATGTTTTTGTAGTATTTTACAAGATTGGCAAAATGCAGTACCGTAACCGGTTCTACATTCGCTATGTTAATCAAAGGCTTATTGCAGCCAACGGCATAGATAAGCCCTTCGATCACATCATCTATGTAAGTAAAGCAACGGATGTTCTGGCCGTAATTGTACAGCTCCACTTTATCCCGATTCAAGAGATACCAGAGAAGAGTTCTATTACGAGGGTTCGGACCATACACATTATGAAGCCGAACACCTGTTGCATTCTTACAGTAGATGGATGCATATTGCTCATCGAAATGCTTGCTTATCCCGTACATCGAAGTGGTGTTACACGGATTAGCTGTCGAAGAGCTTGCATATACAAGTTTCACATGATATCGCTCACATTCATCAGCGACTATCATAAAAGTATCAATGTTATCTTTCCGGATCTGCGCCAAATCATCATTGAATACGCTGGTTTGCGCTGCCAGGTGGAAGACACACGCCACATCTCCATCTTTCAAGTACTCGCCGATGGTGGATACCTCTTGCCCGGTCATACGGTCAAT